TAACTCTAAAAACCCTTTATAATTAAAAGAAAAACCGCCCTTTTACGAGCGATCTTTCCCAGAAAATTTAATGCGAAAGTCCTTTCGGACATTTATAGTATAGCATTAACTTTGATTATTTTGTAAATATAATCTTATAAAGTTTACAAGAATACTATTTACAGAAACCGCGACGATCGTATATTGTCCGAAGTCGAAGTTTAGACTTTGAAGATATGTAAGTAAAGCTCCGGCGAAAGCGATCACGAGACCTCTTCCGAGAGACTTCATATCCGAAGAGTTTAATTGAAAAGATTTAGAAGTTTGCATTTTATTTTTTATTTACCAAGTTTATAATTTTTTGGACGTTAATCATTCCGTCCGGATCTACTCCGAAATCCGCTTTATAATCCGTTATCTCGCTATGAGTTAAGATAGCCGGATTTTTAATTTGCGAAGCTTTTATAATAGAAACTACCGCGTTAATTTGAGCGTCGGTAAGCTTCTCCCCTTGAAACCACTCGCACTCTATCCCGACAAAATAAGTATTTGGATTTTTATAATTTAAATTATTTATCGGGATCGGCTTCGGGATAATCCCGTTTCGTGGAAGATAAAGTCTCGCTCGATATGTCGGATTTCTAACTATTCCGGCGTGCCAAGTTATATCTTTTTCCTCCGCGAGTTTTGTAATTTCTCCGTCCTTTTTAATAACGTAATGAGCGGAAGAGTAAGAGATCGGATTTCTCATTTCCGGTGGAGTGCAAAGCCATTCAATAGCTCCGTTATAAGCTCCGAGAGTTCCGTGTATTACGAAACCGATCTTATCTTCTATCCTCCCTACGTTTTTATTTGGTGTATATCTTATTTTCATACATTTAGAGTATAACATTTTTAAAGTTGCTCTTCATAGTCTTTAATCCTTTTTAAAAGTTTAGAGGGAAGTCGATAGCCCATATAAGCGAGATTTTCGGTTACGGATAGAAATTCGTTTACAGCGAGATAAGCGATTACTACTTTAGAAATCAAAAAAAGATCTCCGTAAATAGTTTTCTCGAGAGCGTGAGCGGAAGCTATTGCGAGAATAAAGACAAAAAATTTCGCGAGAGTTCTCGCGGATTTTCGAGACGTAATAGTAATATGTCTTTTCCACGAAGCTAAAATTCCGGTTATATAATCGGCAAGTATAAGCGATATTAATCCGGCGAGTCCGGTGTTTAAGTTTCCGCTAAATAAGAAGAGATAGAAGGGAGATAATATGATCTTCGGAATTATTCCAGTAAATAAGCTAAAGAAATAGACTTTTATATTTAATAATTGTTCTCCTATTGTCATAATTATTTTTCTTTAATTTGTTGGAGAATTAGATTAAACTTATTTCGAAGAAAGGCGATCTCCTTTTTAATGTCCTCGTCTGTCGCCATATCGACGAAATTCGAGAAAAAAACGTCCGCCATAGTATCAATATCAAAGCCGATCGTTTTCTTCTTAAATTGAGCTAAAATTTTACTCGTAGCAATATTTAATCCAGTTACTAACTCTCTCTTTTTTTGATCCTTTGTTAATTTTTCCCTTCTCTTCTCTTCTTCTCGAAGAGGAGTAGAGGGATCATATTTAGAAACAAAAACAGGAGCGGAAAGATTAAGATCGCTCGCTATAATTTCTTCGTTTGTTTGTATATTTGTTTCTTCCATATATTTTTTATTGACGCATTCCGATCCAATAAGCTCCGTCGGATAAAAATCTTATAGCTCTTTGATTACCTCCCCAATTTGAAAAAGGAAAAGTTATCATATTTAGAGTATTATCGGTATTCGTTGGAGTATAATCAAAAAGCATTTTCCCAACGACAAAAGGAGTATTTGTAAATCCGTAAGGAGCGGAAATCGTTAATTCTTTTCCAGTATTTCCAGCCGACGGAGTTGGTAAAGTAGTTATACAGAGAGGAGTTAAGTTAGCTAAAACAGTTTTATAGAAGTTATCAGGTGCACCAGAAGATCCCTCGTATAAATAAGTCCCGTCGTAAAAAGTCCCAGCATAAGCAGCAACCGAAGCTTTGCCGATTAAAGTTTCGCTTCCGTCAATAGTTGAAGCTTTACAGAAATACATAATTCCGCTTATATTTCTTTTATAATATATACTTTGATCCGCAGATCTGAAATTCCCACCTTGAGCGGAGATATAGTTAGCTAAAGTAGTAGTAACTCCAGCCGGAGTAATTTTATAAGTAGTTGTAGAGTTCCCTGTCAAAATCAAAGCTCCGGCTATACTATCCCAGTATAGAGATCCTACAAAAGACCCCCACCCGCCCATAGTTGTAACGGTTGTAGTAACTCCCGCAGAAGTTGTTTTATAAATAGTTCCAGAATAAGCTTGAGTATATATATCGCCAGTAGCTTGATCGATAGCGAGAGCATAAACTGCGGCGGGAGTAGTAGCCCAGCCGACTGTTACAGTATTCGCTCCGAGATCTAAGCGATTTATTCGGGCGTTATGATCTACGAAATATAAATATGTTCCCGCGGAATTTACTCCGAGAGGTGTCATTCCGTTAGGAGAAAAGTTAGTAATTGACGTGTGAGTTATAAGCGTTTGAGTAGTTAAATTTATTTTAATTAAACCATCAGCAAAACCTCCTATTGATCCGTGTCCGAAAGCGGTTGTCCCCGCTACTGTATAATTTTTATCATACCAATAACCTCCTCCAATAGTTACAGTTGTAAAAGTGCTTGCCGTATTATTCGGCTTCATTATAATATGATCGTCGTCGGTTGTAGCAGTATAAAGCCCAGTATTAACTTTAATATTTCTACCTCCAAGTGTATCGTTAAGATCTTGAGCGGTTACTGCTTCCCCCGCGATATATTTTAAAAGTCCTCTTCGTATTGACATAAATTAATTTAAAGTTATAGAATAATCGATCGTTAAAGTTTCTATTGCCGACTTTGTAATAGAAACCGCTACTCGAGAAAATAAAGTTCCAGTATTCGCGGTAGAAGTTCCATTAATAAATAATCCTACCTCGTTTATAGTTCCGACCGCTTCCGAAGCGGTGTAAAAAGCGGTAAGATAAGCGATATTATTCGAAGAAGAAGCGGAAGCTACCGCTTTTCTAAAAGTCTCGGTTTGAAGTTGAGTATCGGCGTTAGCGGGAGCAGTCGCTCCTGTTCCTACGGCGGAGTAATTAACTTTAATATCTTGCGGAGATCCTACGTTAGCAATTCTCGCCGCAATAAAAGCTCTTCCGGCTGTTGGTAGTAGATTTTTTTTAACGATTACTCTTTCCTCCCCAGTCTCTATATTTTTAAGAGTAAATTTGTAAACTCCGAGCCATTTCGATTTTTCTTTTTTATTTTTTTTGATATTAAAAGCTTTTTTCATAATTTTATTATAGCATAATTTATTAGCCAAGTGGAGATCCGTCAAGAATAAATTGTCTTTTAGGATCGAAATATTCGTAGCTATAAGACATAAAAGAAGCGATCCCGATTTGGTTATTATACTCCGCTAATAAACGATCTACGGAGAGAGCTGTCCCAGCGTAAACTCTAACTTCGTCGATTATTCCGTCGAGAGTTCCGTTAGAGTGATGAGTATTACCAATTCTTAAATCTACCCCGCTTCTGTTTATAGGAGTTGCGCTCTGGACTGCCGAGACGTTTGTATTATTTTTAAATACTTTTATATTTGTTCCGTCATATGTGATAGCTACAAAAAGCCAAGTATTTAAAGAAATAGCACTATGTATTACAGATTGAGAGTTACTTCCGGCGTTAGAATATCCATTTTCTGCATATAAGTTTAGATTTGTTCCGATAACGAGACGCATACCATTTGAAAAAACTCCTGTATTTGAAAGCCATTTATCTATAATTCCGTTAGTGTTAAAATCCGGAGTAGATCTAACATATATTAAAGCTATAAAAGTATGCGGTTGCGAAACGTCTACGGCTGTTTGATTTATTCCAATATATCCGGTATTTGAAACTCCGTCGAAACTCTGACCTTTTCCGAATTTTCCGTCAATTTCTACGGGAGCGTTAGCTCCTCCGGCTTTTGTTCCATTATATCCTCCGGATCCACTATCTTTAACAGTAGAAGAAGTTAAATCGTTTAAGTGATAAACTCTCGCTCCGGAAGCCCAGACGTTTTGCGATCCGTAAGTAGCACTCGCGGAATAATCCGTAGCTATTGAATTTCCTATATAAATATAAATAACAGTATCTACCGAAGAAGAGACGGAGGGGATTTTTACCCACATACTACCGGTAGAGTTTGAAGTATCACAAGAAACTATTTCTCTCGCACATTCTGTTATTCCGTCGCTTGTAGTAACTCTAATATCTCCTCCTCCGTTTAAAACTTTCCCCCAAAAAGCCGAGTTTAAGAGAGATAAATCTATACCTAAAGGGAAATCTGTTTGAGTAGAGGGGATTTTAGTTTTATCTATCGTAACTTTTACTCTTCGCGTCCATTTTAAATCATACCAAGAGTTAGAAATAGCTGTTTGCTGATCTATTGCGTCCGGAATATAATTCCCCACTACGAATTCCGTCGGATAATTCGGAGCTTGCCCTACCGCTACTTCCGTTATATTACTAACTTCCGCTTGCGGATTGTGCACTTTCGAAGCTACTACTGTTTCTACCATTGAAATAGTTTCGTCGCTCGAATATAAACGATCTACGATTTCATTTTGAGAAATATCGATCTTATCGCTTTGACTATCCGTAATTATTTTTTTAAGTAGATCTACGAGATCTATATTTTCGGATAATACTCCCTCGACTTGATAAATAAAACTGTCCGGAGTTCGCATTTTTTGAGTAATATTTGTAATTTTAAAATACTCGTTAATTATATTATGTCCCGTAGAATTTACGCGGATATATTGTCCGGTAACAAGCCCGTCTTTTGTTGTCGAAAAGTTGATCGTCGCTTGTGGCACCGAATATTTAAGAAGCTCCGCCGTTGCCCTTTGAGAAGCGGAGTTTTTAGATTTAATACTTTTATCTACTATTACAAATTCGAAAGTTCCATATTTCGCAATACTTGAAAGATCGGATTTTTGAGTAATTAAAGGATATGTCGGCTTTCCGGAGTAAGTAATTATTACTCCACTCGTTGGCTTCGTAGCGTCGGGATATCTTATGAGACCATTATCCGGATTATATAAACAATCGAAAGAAGTTTCGCTATCTTTTCCGTCGATCCCTACTGTTTGAGCGGAAGCTCCTTTTAAAACTGTAATCCCTACGAGATTATAACCAACGAAGAAAGTTCTCTGTTGTCCGTCCGCGATAGCTTTATCCGTGAAAAGATCCCCTTCGACTGTTCCTCCGCGGATTATAATTTTATTTTTTATTTGAGTAGAAGTTCGCTTTATAGTTAAAGACGAATAAGCGAAGTTTCCTCCGCTGTCGTTAATTTCAAAAGGAGCGACGATTGTCCCTTTCAAAAAGAAATGGATATCTTTATCCGCGTCTACATACCAATCATAAACTCCCAACATTCCCGCGAGTTTAGTTAAAGCTTGAGAAATAGTTAGATAATTAAAGACGATTTTATTTATCGTAACCGGAGCGACTACGTTCGAAATAGTGAAACCCGCCGGAGCGAAGTTAGTTATCAGATCCGAAATTATCGCGTTCGCCGTTACTGCTTCGTAAGTTTTCGAAACTAAAATTCTATCGAGAATATGAGTATAATCTTTACACGTTATTTTTATAGTGTTTTTGAGAGCGTCGGCGTTCTGATCTATATCGACTATATACCCTCCGAATTTTAAAACACTATCTACCTCGAATTTAACTTCCTCCCCAATTAAAGGAGTATA